TTAAAATAAAAGCCGATGGCGGCGGCAAATCCGCCCAATAAATCAAAGGAGTAATGACGATGGCGACAGGCGAAAATTTTAAGATGATTTCAGGAAATGCAGGAAAAGAAAGGGAAAAAATCTTAAATGAAGCTTACAACATGAAAACAAATAATCCTCATATTTTAGCATTAAGAAAGGAAATCGAATATTACAAGAATCATGCGAAGAATTGGGAAGATACAGCGACAGAATGGAAAGAAATGTATGAAGAATTAGAGGAACAAATTAAAAAATAACAAAAGCCGAGTATGTCGGAAATACCGACAAACAAACAAGGGAGCGATGACAAATGACAACTTGGACACAGAAAAACAACATTAAAAAATGGGTAGAGGAAAAATTATATGATGTAGTTGAAAAGTTATTGCCAGAAGGATTTGAGCTTGGATTTGATGCAAGCCGAATAAGCGAAAGCTCATACCTTACAATCACACATCCAAACGGATTAGATGGTTTTACAATCCGAATCAGCGCACATTTCAAACCATGCTATGGCGGCGAAATCAATGTACTAATGACAGACGGCGAAAGCATGAGAACGAAAACAGACATTAAAAAAGAAGTAATTGCAGAAGTAAAAAAGAATATTGCAATATATGCATAAAAATATTAAAATATTGGAAGGAGGTGAGAACATGAACAAAGAAAAGTTTGATAGAATCATTGATTTGCTTGACGAGTCAATCATGCGGAAAGTCAAAAAAAATTATTCAATCAGCATCAACGAGGAAGAAGAAACCGAAAAGGCATGCGAGAAGGTATTAGGCAGAAAAGCAACAGATGATGAATTTAACAAGGTTTTCATTTCAGATGAATTTACAAGCATTTTAGACGAAATTGATGATTTTATTAGATTTCGAGAAAAAGCCAAGGAAGGCAAAGGACACTTTGAAGATTTCACGCACGACAATCCATTCGGGAGCAAAGGAGGGTTCAGATATGACAAGTAGTAAAGTCCGCGCCGCGTTGGAATTGCGCCAGAAGATGCGAGAACATCGCAGATTAGCAAAATCTATGAATGCAGATTATCGAGAATTGGATTTGCAGTATGAAAATTTAGTTCAAAATTTTAATGTATCAGAACAGAAAGAATTTATTAAAATACTAGAGGAGGTAAAATGATGGAAAAAAAAGATATTTTGAAAGATTATATAACAGTTAATGAGCGAATACTTAAGTTTTATGAGCAGTACCCAGACGGTAGAATCATCACTAATATCGTATCATGGACAGAAGGAAGAATAGTAATGCAGGCGACCATATACCGCGACCATGAAACCGAAAAAGCTTTATCCATCGGACATGCATATGAACAAGAAGGAAGTACTTATATCAACAAAACATCAGCACTTGAAAATTGCGAAACATCGGCAGTCGGCAGAGCGTTGGCATTGGCAGGATTCGAGATTAAAAAGTCCATAGCAAGCCGCGAAGAAGTGGAAGCCGCACAGGCGAAGCAGGAACAGCTTAAGAAGGAAGAAGCCGCAGAGATACCAGAAATCATCAAATCATTGTATGAGGAAAAGTTCGGGAATCTTGAAAACTTTGAGTTAAATATCAATAAGCTTAAGGAACGTGGGTTTACGTATGAAGAAATCTATCAAAGGTTGGAGGGCAAAAAATGAACAGATTCGAGCTTAAAGGTTACATCTATGGCGAACCGCGATTATACGGAAGCGGAGAGAAAACAGTATGCAAGGCACTTATAAAGACAGAAAAAAGCTTCATCAATGTGACTGCATTTGCGGAAATGTCGCGAATCCTGCACTCACATAGAAAAGGCGAAGAAATTCATTGCGATGGCTCCATCAAATCAGGAAGTTACGAAAAGGAAGGAAAAAAGATTTACACGCAAGATTTGGTAATTGAAAAAATTTACGGAATCACGCAAAAAAAAGAAATTGATGATTGGATGAAATGAGATGGAGTACCAGACGATAGCCCGAGAAATAATCGAATGCGTTAAGAGATTGAAAGAGCAAGAACATTCCCTGGCAGATGCCGCCAGGGAACGCGCAACAATGGAATCATCATACCGAAAAGCTTTCGCCATCGAGATTATGAAACTTAAACAAATGGGGATACAAGCAAGCATTATAAAGGAGGTAGCACACGCAAATATCTCCGATATCGTATTACAACGCGAGTTGCAAGATTCACTTTTCATCGCAAAGCGAGAAAGCATTAGAGCCATCGAAACCGAGATATCAGCATGGCAGACAATTGCTAAATTTTATGAGCGGTGAATATTCTAAGCAGTTTCAAACACGCGGCAAACGCATAAAGCAAACGCAACGCCAGAAAGGCGACATAACCGCACAGACGCGACGAGAAGTGCAGGAACGTAGTAATGGAGCTTGCGAAATATGCGACCGCCAGAGAGCCACGCAAATGGCTCATATTACGAGCAGGAAAAGAATCGAGCATAAGACAACTGCAGATGATTTAATTCATGTATGCGTATCATGTCATCAATGGCTTGACCAGACACAAGAAGGAATAAAATATAAGGAGATGCGAAAATGAAATTATGGTTATACGGAAAGCTACTCAATAGTATGCTTAAAACAAAACGTTACAACAGATTTTATTTAAGATTGTGGGAATTATGGCACATCGAGAAAAGGAGGATAGATATGCGGAATCGCAACAATTTAACTAATGATATACGACTTTAATGAGCAGTTGCAGAAGGGCGAACGTTATGAGGATGAATTAGATATTTTTTTCAGTAAATTTTACAAGATTAAAAAAGTTACGATGGACGAACAGCGGCAGGGATTCGATAGGATTTTTGTAAGACCAGACGGAACGCAATTGAAAATCGAATACAAATCAGATGACAAAGCACGCACAACAGGAAACTTTTTTATTGAGCTTTATAGTGTGTTTCCTACTAAACAAGGTTGGGCATACACAAGTCAAAGCGATTATATCATTTATTTATTAGTTGATTGGCGGATTTATGTGATTGATACTCCAGATATGCGGCGATGGGTAGAAAAATGGAAATGTGAGGAACGTATCAGGACATGCCGAAACAAAGACTACGAATCACAAGGGATACTATTGCCACTTAAAAGAATCGAAGTTGTAACAAAAAAAATCTATGAAAAGGATGCAGATGAATGGAAACTTACTACACAGTAAAAGAAGTAGCTAAAATTTTAGGAATGGCAGAAATCACAATTAGACAATGGATGGGACGCGGTCAACTACAGTTTACCAAGTTTGGCACGAAATCAGTAAGAATTAGCAAAACAGAAGTTGAGCGAATCATCAATAATAAGTAGTACACAAGGGCATTGCATTTCGATGTAATGCCCTTACACTACTAATAAAAATGTGATAAAATGATAAAAAGGAGTGATAAAAATGAATGTTTACAAAGTAACTGAAGTTGCAAAAAGATTGGCGGTTCATCCTTTGACAATTCGCACGATGATAAAAAAAGGGCAAATTAAAGTTGTAAGAGTCAACGAGCATACTATGCGTATTCCGCAATCGGAGCTTGATAGGCTATTGGAGGTGAAGTAATGGCAGATAACAAAAAATATTATTATTTAAAATTAAAGGATAATTTTTTTGATAGTGATTCGATGATTGTATTGGAGTCAATGCCCGATGGATATTTATATTCAAATATTTTATTGAAATTATATTTAAGAAGTTTGAAGAATGAAGGCAAGTTAATGTTTAATGACCGTATCCCGTATAATTCTACTATTTTAGCTCAAGTTGTTAGGCATAACGTTGGAGTAGTTGAAAAGGCATTAAAAATATTTAAGGAATTAGATTTAATCGAAATTATGGATAATGGAGCTATTTATATTTTAGATATACAGAATTTTATAGGTCATTCATCAAGCGAAGCCGATAGAATAAGAGAATACAGAAACAAAGTAAATGATGAAAAAGATGTACAAATGTTACAACAAACGTACGACAAATGTACACCAGAGATAGAGATAGAGTTAGAGAAAGAATTAAAGTTAAAGAAAGATATAGATATAAAAAAAGAATCATGTATACAAAATGTACACAAAGTGTATACAAAGAAAAAAAATAGTCCAGAAGCAGAAGAAATCTTATCCTACTTGAACCTAAAAAGCGGTTCAAATTATAGGTTGATAGATTCGAATTTAAAATTAATAGATTCAATAATTAAAAAAGGTTACACAAAAGAAGATTGTATAATAGTAATAGATAAAAAGGTGCAGGAATGGACCGGAACTGATATGCAACAGTATCTCCGACCATTGACACTATTTAGCTCAAAGTTTGATGCATATCTCAATCAGCCAATGACCAGAAAAAGAAGTAACTTTGAGCAGACACAAGACAATCTCAAAAACTTATATGATAAATATGGAGGGGAGCAGGATGGAGAAGAAAGAAGTAGTAAAAATATTTTCGATATTTAGTGTATGTTATCCAAAATTTATTGAATCAGGAAAAGAAGAATTAATGTTGGAAGTATGGCACTCAATGCTCAGCCGCTATCCGTATGAGCTTGTAAAACATGCCGCGGAAACTCACATTAAATCATCCAGATTCGCGCCAACAATCCATGACATTATTCAGCACATAATCGAATACGAGAACATTGGCAAGCTTGACGGTATGAGCGCATGGGGAATGGTCATTAAAGCGATTCGCAATTATGGATATTATCGAGAAGCTGAAGCATTGCAGAGTATGCCGCCAGAAGTAGCAGAAGTGGTAAATGCGATGGGATGGCAAACACTTTGCCTATCGGAAAACGAAATCGCAGACCGCGCACACTTTATTAAAGCTTATGATACGATGCACAAGCGGGAACAGCAAGTTGCGCTCATGCGTGGGAATGATTATTTGAAGTTAGGGAGATGAAACAATGAAACCATTAATACTTAAGTTACCGCCATCGGTAAATCATATGTACATTAATGCTAAGATACGCGGCAGGAACATGAGAATCCTTAACAAGTATGCAAATGATTGGTATAAGGATGCATTAGAAAAAACTATTGCTTATGTGGAGGAATCCCAATGGGAAACGGCAGAAGAAAAAGTTATCCTTGAATTATATTTTTTTTATCCCAATGCAAGATTGAGAGATTCGCATAATACATTAAAGATTCTTTTGGATTTGTTGGAGCGTGGTAGGATTTACACCAATGATAAATTCGCATTGCCGCGAGTCATGGACTTCACGTTAGATAAGGCGCATCCGCGAGTTGAAATCTTTTTAAAAAAGATGGAGAATGATTAAAAATAAAGCTTTACATATAATAATATAGTATGATAAAATTAGGCATAGCCAAAAAAAGGAGATGAACACAATGAACAAATACGATGCATATTGGGCAGAGCAACAAAAGAAAGCAGAAGCAAAAAAAGAACAAGCAAGAATTAAAAAAGAAGAAGAAAAGAAAGCAATGCTAAAAGATGTAAAGTTAGAAGGCGAACACGAATTAACAGGAAAGACGAAATCAGGAAAAGAAGTAAAATTTGAAAAATGTTGGGGAGTAAGCAAGCAAAGCCGATGGGCAGGAACATTATCAGTAAAGCAAGATGACGAATGGGTTACAGTATTTACAAAAGGTTACGAAAGCAAAGCACTTCAATGGATGGCGAAAAACTAAAAGCGAGGCGGTGTAACAGCCGCCTAATCAATAAAAGGAGGTGAAAAAAATGGAGAGATTAGAACAACAAATTGTGAATAAAATTGAATCATTAATCGATTTACTCACAGAAGGAGAATTGGATACAGTAGAAAAGGCAAGAATCAAAGGAATGATACAAGGATTAGAAAATGCGATTGTGATGATGAACAGATTGAAATAATCAAAGCATGCCGATGTAAATATCGTTCAATCAATCAAAGGAGGTGAGCAAATGCAAAAGACATGGGATGAAATCACACTTGACGAAATCATCAACGGATTCGGAGAAACTGAATTAATGGATGAGGACATCGCAACAGGAATTACAGATGAGGATATCAGCGAATGGGTTTACGGATGGATGATGGAATAAAGGCGAGGCGGTGTAAAAACCGCCTAATAAAACAAAGGAGAGATGACAATGTTCACAACAGTATTGCAAGCTACCTACACCAATGATGATGGCGACAAACTAGAATTTCTTTTTACGGATTATGCAGAATTTAAAGCGAAATTCAAATTGCACGATGAATTGATTGAAGAAGGTTTCGAGCTTGAGTTTGAAGATGTTTTAAGCACCAGAGATTGCGAATACGAGGATATCGAAGCATTGGAATACAAGGATTGCTAATCACACAGCCGAGCGGAGCGGCTAAACTCCGCAAATCATCTAAAAGGAGAATCAAATGTTCAGCAAAAAAATGAAAGAAGCAATTAAAGAATATTGGAAAGATGATGACGGTTATTGGGTAATATTAAAAGAAGGATACGAAGCACAGCATGACGGCGCAAGAACAGTTAATGGTGAAACCTACTCTGATTTAATTAGAGAAATGAAGCTAATCAAAAGGAGTTAATAAAATGGAATGCAGAATCAAGAAAATCAAAAAAGAATATGTTGTTTACATTAATGACAAACAAGATAAGAAGTTTATTAATCTAGAACTAGCATTGGATTATATCAAATGGATAAAAGGAGTGAAGAACAATGATTAAGTATCAAGGGATTGTAATTGATAGGCTCAACGGCGAATCAGTAAAAACACGTTATTATACTACATGGGAACAAGCACAAGCCGCGGCGGAGAATCTCAGCGAAAAATATTATCATGAATCACGTAGTAACATTACAGTTGTAAGCAAGATAAACACAAAAGATAGATTTTATAAGTCTATCGCCAAAATAATATGACACAAGAAACCGCACAGCTACTTATAACCATTGTAGTTATCAATGTCATAATAACAATAGCATTATTTACAGCGATGGTGATTCTTATATGGATGGAGGCGAGAGATTGAAAAAAATAATATGTACAGAATGTGCAGGAACTGGATACATCAAAATCGAAGATACAATTGAGCCATGTGTAACATGTCATGCGAATGGATATCTCTTGTATGTGGAAGAAAATGAAGCATACGGGCAGGATTGCAAGAAAGGAGAATGTGAACAATGAAAATTGGTATTTTGGATATCGACACCAAAAGAGAAACTAATAATCTTGGCAGGCGCGAGAGATATCCAAATATCGCATGCGGTAAAATTTACGGATATCACAAGCTAAATGGAGATGAAATTTTTTATCCATACAACAACGAAAAAGTGGATAAGCTTTATATATCAACTATTTTTACGAATACAAGACCAATGATTAAGCGAATGATGCCATTATGGGAACAAAGAGCCAAAGAGATTATAATAGGTGGAACTGGATGGGATGACTACACAAAAGCACCTTATACAGTCACAGAATTGCCGCCAGAAATAGCCACTATATCTCATGTTCCTTGGACTTATGAAATGTATAACATTGATTATGGGATTGGATTTACAACACGAGGTTGTCACGTAGGTTGCGCCTTTTGTGTGGTACCTAAAAAAGAAGGATTGCAAGAATATAGAGAAATGCAAGTAAAGGATTTAATCAATCCAAGAAGCAATCATTTGATACTTATGAATAACAACTCATTTGCCCATCGAGATTTCATGAATGATGTTGAGCAAATAAAATTCCATAATCTTTCAATTCATTGGGACCAAGCGAATGACATCACATTAGTTACTCCAGAAATAGCAAAAGCATTAAAAAGCGTTAACTATCGCGGATACAATCCCAACAAAAAACAATTATTCTTTGCATTTGATTTAATAACAAAAAAGAAGATTGACCAAGAAACAGGCGGAACAGTTACATATGATATGATGAAAATCGTTCCAGAAAAAGTTAAGTTATTGCAGGAGTATGGAATCCCGCCATATCATTTGAAATTTTATATGCTTATTGGATTTAATACCACAGAGGAAGAAGATTTAATGCGAGTGGATTGCTTAAGAGAATTGAATTGTGATATTTATCCGATGCTATTCAGAGATTTAAACGGAAAGGTTGGAGTAGATGGAAACGGAAAACAGCAATCATTTCATGTAAGAGCGATGCGTGATTGGATTCATTCAGGATTATATCGTAAAACTGATTTTAAAGACTTTACCAGACGTGAAGAACATAGAATTCAAAGAGAGAAAAAAGAAAGTCAACTAACATTATTTTGAGGTGATTAAATGAACTGGAATCAAGCAACTGATGAACAGTTAAAAGAAATCATATTTAATGACAACGAATGCGAGCTTAAATATAAATGGCAAGCACTTCACGAAATGAGGCGAAGGAATGGACAAAATAAACCCAAATCATTATAAGTTTGGCGGCATAGAAACCATCGACTACATCGCGGCAAAGATGACACCAGAAGCCTTTGAAGGATACTTGCAAGGGAATGTCATTAAATATATAAGCCGATACAATGAAAAGAATGGGATTGAAGATTTACATAAGGCAGAATGGTATTTATGCAGATTAATCGCAGTCAAGGAGTCGATGAAATGAAAGAAACTGAAAAGATGATGTTTTTAATACAAGAAATAAGAAAGATGAAAACAAGTATACAAGAATCGATTGAACAAATAGCATATTTAAGAGGGAAGTTATCAGCTTATGAACATGCGTTTGAAGAAATGTTTGAATCAGAAAAGGAGATTAAACAATGAAAGATTATCATATGTATTTCAGCATTATATCGGAGCCACTAGAAAGCCAATTGAATAAACAAGGATATACATTGGGAGAGAATCACGAACGTTATGACACGATGCTTAAACATATATTTGCCTTCCACATGAATGGAATATTAACAAAGGGCGAAACCGATAGAGCATTGGAAAGATACAATAAATTTATTAGAGGAATAGCAAAGGAGATGAAACAATGAATGACATATTAAAAGCGATTATAGCAGGATTAGGATTCGGATTACTTTTTTCCGCCGCTTATTTTATTGGATGGTGGACATTATGAAATTGACAGAAAAGCAAAAAGCAGTAATGGAGCAATTTAGAAATACTACATCATCCTCAGAAGTTAAAAAGTCTTTGAATTGGAGTCATCGAGAAGCGGAGAATGTTATATATGTATTGTTTTTAAAAGCGATATTAAAAAGGATTAGAAAAGGTCATTATATTATTAACCATGGCGAAGCTAAGGATATTACAGTTAATTTTAAACCGCTAGAAATTAAAGAACTTGGAAAGTTTGACCAGATACCAGATAACTTATGGCAATACATTTGGAACAATCGGAAAAGGAGATGTTCAGAATTAAAACAGATAACAGGAATACCGCGATTCTACATCCGGCAATACATTTACGGCAGGATGTTGGAAGAGTTCCCGAGGCACCGCGAGTATTAAGCGGGGAGTATCTTGGAGCAAGTGAAATTAATATCATTATGACACAGCGAAACCGCTCAACTTATAATCTTGCACAAGAAAAAGTAGGAATAATTCCACGCAAGGAAGTTGACAACATGTATACCAGATACGGAAACGAGATGGAGCCGCATATCATTAACGAGATTGAAAAGAAAGGATACAGCTTCATGACCGCTAAACAGCGATGCCATGATTACAAGTTAAGCGGTGTACTAGATGGGATTGACTATGAACGCAACATCATCTTGGAGGTGAAAACCTTTACTTACATCCCAGATATGCAAAGTTATTTAAATCAGATTCATGTTTATTTTCACATTTTTAAAATGGAAAAAGCTATATTAGCATTATACCAACGCAATGAGCATTTTGACCCAAAAACAATAGAATTGTATAATATAAGTATCGATAGGGAACGCCTGCATGATATTTTAATCGCAGTTCGAACATTTTGGAAAAAATGCGAAATTTTACGGAATAATCCAGAAATGAAAAAGAAGAAATTTGACGCATTGGAGGCGAAAGCATGAAACCTTATGAGCAATTAGCTAATGAAATAATCATCACAGCAGTTGATGAATATAAATCATGCTTAAAAGCACTAAAAAAAGACAAAGATAATAAAACGCTCCGAAACTTTCGAATCAAGACAGAACAATTTTTTTATAGCGAATGGTTTAATAATTTAACTAACGTCAATCCTAAATATTTAATTAAAAAGATAAAGGAGAAAATATGATACTCTTAGACAAGAAAATGTTAATAAACTTTTTAAGAGATTTGCAGGAATCAGGATATGACATAAATACGATACATCAAGTTTTAAAAGAAGTTTATGACGGTACATTTGATGAACATGACCCAAGATTGATTAATAAGCGGATGCAGATATTCGAAAGAATCTCCATCGAACGCGAGCGGCAAGATGAATTGCATGAATTTCCTCATCATATTAGATTGGCGGTATTGATGGAAGAAGTCGGAGAAGTAGCCAAGGAATTGCAAGAGGAAGAACAATATAAGAATGTTATTAACTTATATATAGAGCTAATACAAACGGCGGCGGTGTGTGTAAGATGGATTGAGGAAATTGGCAAGGAGTTGAAACAATGAACATCATCTATAAACCAATCAGCGAGTTAATACCATATGTAAACAATCCACGCAAAAACGATAAAGCAGTCGATGCAGTAGCGTCATCTATTAAAAATTTCGGATTTAAGAATCCTATTATTATCGATGGCAACAATGAAATCGTGGCAGGACATACCAGATTAAAAGCGGCGAAGAAATTAGGTATAGCAAGCGTTCCTTGCATAATCGCGGATGATTTGACACCAAGCCAAATAAAGGCTTTTAGGATAGCCGATAATAGAGTAAGTGAACAAAGTCATTGGGATTTAGATTTATTAGCAATAGAACTAGACGGATTAAATGAATTTACGGGATTTGATGAAAATAGTTTTAAAATGGAATTAAAAAAAGCAGAAGAAGATGAATTTAATGCTGAATTAACAGATTCAGTTGTAAAGTTAGGAGATATATGGGAATTAGGCAATCATCGTTTAATGTGTGGAGATAGTACAAATTCCAAAGATGTTTCAAAGTTGATGATAAATAAAGCTAGAATATTGTTCACTAGCCCGCCTTATTCAGATATAAGAGATTATAATGGAGAAAAAGACCTTTCCATTAAAAATTTAATAAAATTCATCGAATGTTACAAAAAATACACTGATTATCAAATTATTAATCTTGGAATACAAAGAAAAAACCATGAATTAATAGAATATTGGAATGATTATATAGAAAAATCAAAAGAAGTAGGATATAAATTTTTATCTTGGAATGTATGGAACAAAATAGAAAGCGGGAGTATTGGACAATCAAGTGCAATGTTTGCAATAAATCACGAATGGATATTCGTATTTGGAATTGATTCCTATGAATTAAATTTAACTGTAGAAAAAAAGAAAGAAAGCATTAAAAAAGGTGGATTGAGAACAGTTAGACAAAAAGACGGAAGCACTAAATACAGTAGTAAAGGCGATACAATGAAAAAATTTAAAAAGATGATGACAGTACAAACAATTTTATACGAACTAGGAGAAAATAGAAAAAATCATCCTGCTCCATTTCCGATTGAATTGCCATTTGAATATATACAAGCGATGACTGATGAAAATGATATAATCATAGAGCCATTTGCAGGTTCAGGAACTACTATATTGGCTTCTGAACAATTAAACAGAAGATGCTATGCGATGGAGTTAGACGAAAAATTTTGTGATGTTATTATAAGAAGATGGGAGCAATACACAGGAAAGAAGGCGATAAAATGCGAAAGCTAGGCAGACCTAAAAAAGAAATTGACTTCGAAGCATTGGAAAAGTTATGCATGATACAATGCACAGGCGAAGAAATAGCAGATTATTTTAATATTAACTATGATACATTAGATAGAATCATAAAAGATGAATATAATATGAATTTTTCGGAGTATTTTGCTAAAAACAGAGGCAAAGGCAAAATGAGCTTGAGACGCGCACAATATACAGCGGCAATGGCAGGTAATACAACTATGCTAGTATGGCTCGGTAAGAATTGGCTAAGCCAGACAGACAAGCAGGAGATAAGCCATCAAGGCGACAATATTATAAAAGTGAGAATAACAGATGATTGAATATGAGATTAGCCGCGGAAAGTTTAATGCGGCTTATTTACCTTATATAGACGATACTACACCACTACAAATATTTTTCGGTGGGAGTGCATCAGGAAAGAGTTATTTCCTCGCACAGCGCACTATAATAGATGTGGTAGCTAATCAGCGGAATTATCTCATATGTCGAAAGACCGCCAGAACAATAAAACGAAGCGTAATGAATGAATTGATTAAAGCAATCGATAATTTGAAGATGAATAATCTATTCGAGCTTAACAAATCAGACAATTCATTGACATGCAAGAACGGATGCCAGATACTCACCGCGGGATTGGATGACACAGAAAAAATAAAGTCAATTACACCATCGCAAGGAGTCATCACCGATATATGGATAGAGGAAGCTACGGAAGTTGAATATGAGGATGTTCAGCAGTTAAAGAAACGTTTGCGCGGAGAATCAAAGTTAACTAAAAGGTTTATTATGTCATTTAATCCTATTTATCAAACACATTGGTTATTTAAAGAGTATTTTCAAACTTTTGAAGGGACATTTTTTAAAAATGATGATATGATGATATTAAAGACTACTTATAAAGATAATCGATTTTTAACACAACAAGATATATTTAATATGGAAAACGAAAAAGATGAATATTATTACAATGTTTATACTTTGGGTAATTGGGGAGTTTTAGGTAGAACAATATTCAAAAATTATGTAGTTGAAGAATTTGATTATTCAACATTCGATAATTACTATAATGGATTGGATTTCGGATTTGCAACAGACCCTTCCGCATTGATAAGGATACATTATGACAAAAACAATAAAATAATTTATATTATAGATGAGTTTGCGGAATTAGAAATGACTAATGACATGTTAGCGGAGAGAATAAGGGAGATAATCGGCAATGAATACATCACATGTGACAGCGCAGACCCAAAAAGCATAAGAGAGTTGCAAGCATTAGGAATAAAAGCAAAAGCGGCAATAAAAGGTAAAAACTCAGTAAATCAAGGGATTGAATGGCTTAAAAAGCAAAAAATAGTTATACATCCAAAATGTATGCATTTCAAGAAAGAAATAGAAATTTATCAATACAAAATGGATAGAAACGGCTTCTATATCAATCAACCTGTCGATAGAGATAATCACTTGATAGATGCGTTAAGATATGCCATAGAAGATTTTTTTGCAGATAAAGCAATTTTATTTTAGGGGTGATTATGTGGCTTTTTGGGACAGATTTTTACGCAAACAGAAGTATCAATATGTGAGCGAAGGGAACTACGGTCAACCTTATTGGACGATTCAGAAGGATAAACAGTATATAACAGAAGCTTATAATAAGGTTGTTTGGGTTTATGCTTGCGTTACTCAAATTGCTTCAGCAACATCAAGCGTTCCATGGTTATTATATAGACGTGGGCGCGGTGGAAGGAACATTGAAATAGAACAACATCCTATCCTTGACATGCTTAATCTTAAAGCTAACAGCTTTATGAGTGGCAGGGATTTTATTGATTTATGGACAACGTACCTAGCGATTGAAGGAAAATTTTATGCCGAATATATCAACCCTTCTATGCCTACTCAAATGGTTCCGCTATATCCTCACTACGTGAAGCCGATTCCAAGCAAAGAATTATTTGTTAGTGGTTATCAATATGATATTTACAAGCCGATTTATTATAACAAGGAAGAAATACTATGGAGCAAGTTTAATGACCCGTTGGAAATATATGACGGGTTATCGCCAATACGAGCATTAAGTCGAACCATTGACACCGAGAACGAAGCAGTCAACTGGAACAAATCCACATTACAGAATAGCGGCGTTCCTGCGGGAATATTCACAATTCAAAATCCATCGCCTGAATTAATCGACAATTTAAGAGATGAATGGCGCAAGCGATACGGCGGAGGAACAAACGCACGTTTACCGCTTGTGCTGAATGCAGATAGAGCCACATATCAGCCGATAGGATTATCTAGCGTTGATATGGATTTTCTCAATCAAAGAAAATTAAATCGAACAGAAATTTGTAGCGCGTTCGGCGTTCCTTCTCAATTAGTAGGTGACCCAGAAGGACAGACATATTCGAACTTTAACGAAGCGGTCAAATCTTTTTGGGAGAACACCATCATCCCGAGATATTTGGAAACAATTAAAGACAAGTTAGCAAGTGATTTATTACCGCGATATGCTGACAATCTTATATTAACTTATGATTTATCAGCGGTATCAGGATTAAAAGAGAGTCAAGATGCATTAGTTAAACGTACTGTGGAATTGTGGAAGAATGGACTAATAAAACGGAATGAAGCACGATTTGCGCTTGAATATGATGATGTTTTAGGCGGCGATGTGTTTTTTAATGATTTAGGTATGCAGATACCAGAAGAATCAGAACAGAAAGATTTAAACGCAAAAAAAAACTCTTTAAGCAGTTTGAGCGAATCAGAAATCCGTTTTATGTTAAAGTAGAACGAGAAGTAGCCAAAGCATTTGATGAACAGAGGAAGAAAATCAAAAAGAAAAACTTTAACAATGACAATCTGACCAATGAGATATTTGAAATCATTAATGAAGATTATGATAAGTGGCACAAGATGTTTAAACTTTTTTATGCAGAAATCATCAAAGACTTTGGAACACGTACTTATAACGATATTGAGTCAAAAGCTCCAGAGATTAAAGCTAAAAAAAGATTTGATTTTTTAACAGATGAAATAAAGAGATATGTTGACGACATCACAGCCGAAAAAGTAGTTTTAATCACAGAAACCACAAAAAAAGAAATAAAACGAATTGTAGCAAAAGCAATTGAAGAAGGAAAAAGTATCCCAGAAACTGAATTAATGATAGATGGATTGTATTTAGACAACATCATCCCTAACAGAAGTAAAACAATCGCACGTACTGAAGTTGTTAGCGCGTCAAACTACGGAAGCATGGCGGGAGCTAAACAGACATCATCTAAGCTTAACAAAGTATGGATTCCAACATTTGACGATAGCACAAGAGAATCTCATCTAGCGATGGCAAATCATCCGCCAATAGGATTAGACCAGTTATTTAATGTTAATGGCTTTTTCGGAGAAGCTCCAGGCGATTTTAATTTACCTGCAAGCGAAGTTATAAATTGTCGTTGCGCGATAGGTTATGATTATGCAGGATTAACGCAGGAACAACCAACAGTAGAATTTCAGGAGAATCCAACGCCAATAATACAAAATCCTTTATTACCAGACGAAATTGCAGGAGTTAAACGAGGTCAAGAAATGTCGTTTGATGAAGCAAATCACGGTAAACCTAATCCGAACTTTTCAAAAGATGAAGGATATAGAATAAATTGCCAATCATGTGTTGTAACGTTTGAAGCTAGATTAAGAGGATTTGAAGTTACAACATTGCCTAATACTAAAGGTTCAATGTTGGAAAAATTATCATATGATACACGATTAGCATGGTTAGACCCACAAACTGGACTAAAGCCAAGTTTATTATTTGATAAAACAGCAGATAGCCCTAAAAAATTTTTAAAATTTATAGATAACATTGTTCAAAAAAATGAAAGATATACATTAGAATTTGAGTGGAAAGGAAGAAAAAGAACAGCACATATTATTACCATGTATAAAAATGCAAGAGGCGAATTAAGATTATATGACCCTCAAATAGGAGAAATTTACGAAGATTTGTTAGGCTATTTTAATCAGTTTAAATTTTCATTCACAACACGAAAAATAAAAATATTTACACCACCAAAAATATTAAGAATAGACGATAAAATGTTTAATCTAAATACAGTGAATAATATAATGGAAAGGGAATTGCCATGAGTGAAGAAAATATTTTGAAATTTGCAAAAAAACAAGGATATGATGAAATATCTTACATTGGTAAATGGCGAGGATATGACGTGTATGAACCGATGTTTGAATCAGAAGAAGTTGCATTTGTAGGATTGCCTTATGTTATTTTAGTCAAAGAAGATGAAATAAGAATGTCTACTCCAAAAGAATCATTAGAGCAATTAAACGAAATGAATTAATGAAAGTGGTGAGCCATGAAAATTATAAAGAGTGATGCAGAATTAGAGTTAATCACACTTTACCCTTTGGGCGATTGGCATTTAGGCTCTGAGCATTGCGATGTTAAACTTATAAATAAACAAATCAAAGAAATTAAAAATGATAAAACAGCACGAATTATATTAATGGGCGATTTAGCCGAAACTGCAACAAAAGAAAGCGTTGGAGCAGGAGTATATGAGCAAGAGCAAAACGCACAACAACAAATGATGCGAGTTAAGAATCTATTATATGATGTTCGTCATCTTATCGATGGAGTAGTAACAGGAAATCACGAGGAACGTATATATAAAACAAGTGGCTTTGATTTATCGTTATATCTTTGTCAGATGCTCGAAATCGAAAATAAGTATATGCGTTATCAAGGGATTGTAGGTTATGTCATTGGCAAACGGTCATATTTAGTTAATGTATGGCATGGCTCGGGCAATGGCGGAAGTGCAGGAACTTCACTAAATAGATTGCAAAAGCAAAGTGAATATGTACTAGCAGATATTTATTTGATGGGACACGTGCATAAAAGGCAAGTCCATACAAAGCAGATGATAATCCCGAATCCAAAATACGAGAAAAAAGAAATCATAATGCAATATTTTGTGGCGACAGGCTCATCTCTTGACTATGAAAACTCATACGCAGAAAGTGCAGGGATGACACCAAGTCAAAAGGGATTCACGAAGATTAAAATGTGGACTGAACGATATCATGTGAGTGAAGTTCAGGAAAGGCAGAAACGAATAGAAGTTATTATATGAGGTGATTAGATGGCTTCGGAAACAATGCGAAACTCAATACAGGAACGCGGATTTGCTCGCAAGACGATGGAGTTTGAACACAGTAAAATCCATGACGGTAGAGGATATGATGTTGATATAGAATTTACCTTAACAGGCACAACATCTCTTTATTATCATCTTGAAACTGGAATTTATAATTGCCATTTAAAAGATTTTGAATTAACAACAAACAAACCCGAAGTAAAAGCATGGTTATATGTCAATCCTACAGTTGCAAAGTCAACATCTCCACAGCAAGTAACAATTTATAATAGTGACCATACATCGAATAATACAAGCAGTTTAAAGATTTACACTAATTCAACAGTTACAGCAGATGGAACAAAAAGAAAAGTTTATTATGTTGTCGGTTCAACAGGAGTCGGGCAAACAATGGCAGGTTCTCAAAATAGTTATGACATGTGGGAATTTATCACAAAAAAGAATGAAAATTATTTATTAAAGATTCAGCGAATTGTTGCAGATGGAGACACAACAGGATTATTGCGCTTAAAATACTATGAAGAAACTCCGACGGGGGTAATATGATATGCCATTACCAAGACCAAAACGAGAAGAAGATGAAGAATCATTTTTAACAAGGTGCATGAGCGACGAAGTTATGATTGATGAATTCGGGAAGTTGGAACAGCGATTTGCGGTTTGTGAAATACAATGGGAAACTTTCGAAGATGAAATGGAAGAAGATGACGAGTTAGAAGATATAGAAGAAGAATCAGGAAATATCGAGGAAGAAATAGATGACAACGAATTAATATTTATGATAAATCAAATTAAAAAAGTTACGAATTTCCCGCAACACGGAGATGATGAAACAGTATCATTAACAAATTCTAAATACGAATTATTTCCTCTTGAATTTGCGGAAAGGATAAAGGAAAAATATCCGAAGGTTTGGAGTTTGGGCGGTAATATTCTCGGTAATGAACAGTATCGTCATCTATATGATATTAGAAAAAATAAAATTCCTACAGACCAATTGACACCAAGACAAAATGAAGCGATAAGGCTAAGGGAAGCGTGGAGCGCTAGACATTATGAGAATTTGCGACCCGCAGGAGTAATTGCACAAATGAAATGGCACACAGTCGGTTCAAGAGGTTTGGAGTACATGAAAAATCTTATGAATGAAGAAATTAAAAAAAGATACGGAGATGATGCATGATGGACTTCAAAGCCATTAAATTTGAAACTAAGGCACTCAATGATAATGAGTTCGAAGGCTACGCAAGTTTTTTTAATAACATTGACGCATACGATGACATCATCGAACGCGGTGCATTTAAAAAGACTATTGCAGAAAATAAAGGACGCATTAAAGTATTGTGGCAACATGATGCTTCTGAGCCAATTGGAATTCCAAAGGAAATGATTGAAGATGACAATGGTTTATATGTCAAAGCCAAAATAAGCATGACCGATACAGGCAAGAAAGCAATGACACTTATAAAAGATGGAGTCATTACTGAAATGTCGATAGGTTATGATGTGGTCAAAGATGATTATAAAATGATGGGAAATCGTAGAGTTAGAATGCTTAAAGAAGTTCGTTTGTGGGAATTTAGTCCTGTAACATTCGCCGCCAATGACAAAGCCAAGATTATGAAAATGCGCTCATTGCTAGAGAACGTTAAAAATGCTAATATGGATATGGTAATTGAATATATCAAATCACTTGAAAATCAGCCGCCAATAGGCACTGACGAAATCGAGCCGAATACGATAATTGAAATCATAAAAAAGTTGAAAGGTTGATGAATGATGTCTATCAATGAAGTTCAGAAGGCAATTGCAGACGCAATTTCTAATGGCGTCAGTAAGGAAGATTTGAAATCGCTTGAAGTGAAATTTATGGAGATGCTTGATGCACGCAACAACGACCAAAAAGACGTTGATGCAATGTTTTCAAAGTATCAAACAGAAATGGAAACAAAGCTAGCGAGTCTTCAAGCAAGTCAGCCAAAAGCAGGATTCGTTGGAGTGCAAAAAAAGGATTCGTTCGGCGAGTTCCTT